CAGTATTACCTACAGGACACTTCCGTTACGGTTACTTATATAAATTTGTTCAGATTTGCATAAATTTCATTTATAAATTTGTTCAATATCGTCCAAACTGATTTTGTACGCTTCCGTCATGTGCTCGATGATGTCAATCCTTCTTAGTAGTTGTTCCACACTGTCCGCAGCCTTGCCAGTCTCGTACCAGCTGCGGGGCTCCAACGGACTGGTGATAAAGATCACATGCGGTTTCCACTGTCTGCTTCCACCTTTGATAGGCACGATCATTTCGTACTCGTCCAGCAAATTCAAGAGCGTTGCGAAAGGCAGCTGTCCTCTGAATTCGTCCAATATCACCCCTGACTGTCCGGAGTACCCGTCCCACCAGTTTTCCATGGCTGGTGTCCAGACGTACGGCCGTTCCAGCGGGAATAGTTGCTTGAGCTGCGCGTGAGCGTTGTAGGTCTTCCCCGTTCCGGTTGGTCCCCAATGGACGTGTACCCTTGTCTTCCAGGTTCTTGGTCGCTCCAGGATCCCCTGTAGGGCTGCTAGCCCTCGGAAATTCCTGACATATGTTACTGGGTGAGCCTCCGCTACCTCCATCATGTGTTTGCCGTCTGTGACCATCCCCACCGCCTCCGCGATGTCCGATCTCCTCCCCTGGTGTCTGTGGTCCGTTACCTCGTAGTCTCCCTCCTTCATGCAGTAGTTCCTGCTCGCGTCCAGATTCAACGGGATCTCCCAGTGAACCCTCGGTAGTATCTTCTTCAATGCTGCAATCCTCGTCGCTTTCTGAAACGTGACTACTCCCTGAAGATGTGGTGTCGTCTCCTTTCCTTCTTTCCCAATGATCGAATATGTAACGCCGTGCAGCTGCTGGAGAATCTTGTACTCCGTTTCTGTCCAGTTGTTGAGTGTCAGGAACCAGGACTTGTGCGGCAGGTTCGTCGCCGGCTTGGTTTCGTGCTTCGTCGTTGTGTTCTCCATTCATGTTGTGGTCTTTGCAAGAGCGGCCGCTCTTTTAAACATTTTACCTTCACTCAAGGGTTCAAAATTTATGCCGCTTAGAATCCGGGCTAACTTCACCCATAAAAAATTGGCGCAAGCCAATTTCGCTGCGCGAACAGCTCACCGCGCCCCCATTAGTTGCTTGCCGTCCGCCGCTCCGCGCCTCACCGCCTGCACAGATGATTTTGGTTGGCCCGCCGCAGGCGTCGCGAGCCCCACTGACAAAGCATTATTGTTTCCAATTTTGGCAAAAAACACTATAAAAGCAGCGCTTTTGAACTGGGTTCACACATGGTCTTTGCCACGCCGTTTAAACGTGGTGTCAAACGTCTCGGTGCCCATGCCGCCCGTTCCAAGGGGGTCAAACGTCGTATGTTTGGGCGTCGCCGTCGCCCAATCCGTAGTCGCTTTATTCGCCGTGGTCGCAACTTATCTTCTCGCGTGCGCACTTTGGAGAAGTTTCACGAGACAAAGTTCAGTTTGAGCAATATAGCCGAGCAATCTCCGTCCGTCGGTGTTCCTACCTCCCTTAATATTGGTTCTCTTGCTGTTGGAGATGATGCAAATACCCGTGAGGGTAACAAAGTCAGTCTCATTCGTTTTGATCTTCGCATGAACTGGGTCATGGCTGATGCATATCAAGCCATCCGTATTATTCTCGTTTCGTGTGACCATGTTTCTCCTGCTGATTTGACTCTGGCTAATGTTCTTGATGCCAATCATCTCATTGCACGGTTGAATATCAACTCGTCGTACAAGCGTGATCAGCGTCCTACCCCGTTCCGTGTCATATGGGATCGTCGTTACAAAATTCGGTCTCAGACATTTTGGAATACCGTCAGTGAGGGTGTTGGTGTTGCACCTGATGACTCTGTCAACATCCGTAAGTCGTTTCACTTCCCTCGTGGTCGTAAAATGCAGTTTCGTACAGCCTCTACCGATAATCCCGTTCGTGGTGGGTTCAAGCTTTTTTACATGAGTGATTCCGCCGCCGCTCCGCATCCCACTTGTCTCGCGACTACGCAGTTACTTTTTAAGGATGGTTAAAAATAGATTTTGTGTCCTGTAGTT